CTGTCCACTTTCTTTTTGTGCTACTGAAACTCCACCAAGCACGTGTACTTCTGGACTTCCTTTTTTAGACGTATTTTTAAATAATCCAGTTCCCAAAGAACTTTCATCCATACAGTCCTGTATAAAGTTATTTAAAAAGTTAAAATGTCCACTATTCTGTCTAACTACTACTTCATAAGCTGAAGCTGTGGATCTTGTCAATATTGTTACTACATCTCCATTCATATCTGCATCTGAATGTGCAAAATTAGGATTATTTTGTGCTGGATTTATTGAAACAGCTGTTATTACTCTTGTTCTCCCAGTTGGAGATGTTAAGGTTATGCTAACCTTGTTTACATCTTTCATTTTCCATTACCTCCCTATACTAATGTTGTTTTCCAATTTAGTCTTAAATTCAAGTTTTCAATCTGTCCTGCAAGTGTAAAGTCTATTGATGTATCATTCAGAACTCTGTCAGCCACATTTTGATTTGACACATTTATACGTTCTGGAACTTTTACAGTATAAGCGTAATCGTTTGACTTTGCACTTCTTGAAGCCAACCAACCTTTTTGTCCTACCGCTTTCATATTATCATTTAATTTACTTTCTATAATTGAAATACCTTTGTCATCATAAGGTACTCCAATTTGCGAGTTCCACAACTTATGAATTGAACCTGTATTAGTAAATATTATGTAGTCTATTGCAATTCTTTCGTCTGCAAATAAATCTCCGCCCAAAGTTCTTGAACTTGATACCATTCCATCGCCCCAAGCCTTTTCATATGTTGCTATGCTGTTGGATTTATAAGTATTTAATTTTACATTTGTCAAAGGAACATTATTTAAATATAATGGTGTATTATATGTTCTTATTCCTTGTAATGTCTTATGTTTAATACGCATTCCAAATCCCTCTGTCGCCAGTCTGGTAAATATTCCACCACCTAATGCTGACACCAATGTTCCTTTTGGGTTCAAATATTCTTGTGTTTCTGTATCATTTATTTTTACATTTACTTTTGGATTAGCAATGGCAAATAATCTATCTGTTTTTTCCAAATCACTTACCGTTTCCTCTCCTTTTTCAATAAGAGCAAAGTTATAATTTCTAGTTACAAACGACGCTAGCCATTCATTAAATGATTTGTTTTGAATGTCAAAAATCCAAAAATAATTGTCTGCATCGTCTTTTGAATTTTCCAGTTTATCCGTCAATGCAAGTGTCAAATCATCTGACTGCGGATTAAATTTAATCCCTTGTATCCAAAAATGGTCTGAAGCAATTGTTGTCCCTCCGCTTTCAATTGTTTGCGACAAATATTTTTCAACCATTTTATAAATATTATCTGTACTTTCCAATCCCAATCCACCCTCATTGGTTGGAGATACCATTGTTTTTAAAGCCGTTTTAGGCTCTAATTTAGTAAGCGGTATATTCTTTTCAACGGTTACCAGTCTGTGAACAGCCAAGTCCACATTATAATTACTTATGTATTCTCTTACTACAGTAACATTAACGTCATTAATATTCTGTGATAAAATGTTACTCATTTCTTATTACCTCCTGTTTATTTTTTATATCTGTTTTTACTGTTTCAATTGATTCAATTATTCTATTCTCAATAACATCAAAGGAAATTTCAACATCAAATGAATAACAGTAATTCCATTTTCCACCCTCAAAGTCATTTAGACTTTTTATATTTGACATATCTTTTATTCCAAAACCATTATTATTAATTATTTCTCTTTTTACATAGTTAATAATTTTAAATAGTTCATTAGCTAATGCAACGGATTCTGTCAAACTTTTGTGTCTACAGTTAAGCTGAAGTGTTGCATTATGTGTTTTTATATTCTGTTCTACTAAAGTTTTGTTTTCTTTTTCTACAACTTCTACACTTTGATTATGAAAGTCTGGACTGTAATTTATTATAAACATTTCAATATATGGATAGTTTGGAGTTTGAGCCAATATATCTCCATTGATTATTTGCCATTTGTTATCACTAAAACTATTCAACAATTTTCTAAAATCTTCAATCTTGTCCATCTTTTAACCTTTCCAAATAACAAATTATCAAATTTGCGTGTCCATTCTGTCTATAATCTTTTTTCCCTACAACCCTAAATTTATTTCCCAAATGGTCTATAACTTCATCTTTTATATCTATCTTGATATTTTCAGTTGTATAAAGTTTTCTATCTTCAAATCCAAGTGTAGTTCCTTGTGATTGGAATTTAATATAATCGGAATTTTTTAAATCAAATAATGCTCCTTTAAATTTTTTTCCTATTGTTTCGGGTATAAGTTCCCCATTCACCCATTCAGGTGCGGTTCTTGATAATGTCAATTCCTTAAAAAAACGGCTTGGTATTTTTACACTATCCATAAATTCACCTACTCTATTTCAAATCTTACTGAAGAAATCATAGTTCCTGTATCTACAAGTGGTTTACTTCCTTTTTTTCTTTTTAATGTACTATCTTTATTTGCAGCATAACCGCCTTTATTTATACTTTCCTGTATAAGTCTTACGGTTTCAACTCCTATTGTATTTAGTACAGTTGCTCCATCTGATCCATTTGTTATTGCCTGCATTATCACAGGCTTTAAAGTTTTATTTAAATAATCCTCAATATCTTTGGTAGCATTTCTAAAAAATGGACGTGGAACATTACCCTTACCACAGCCAAATTCAACATAAAAAGCATACTCAGATACTTTTGTTCCATTATTACTTTCTCCACCTATAAAACCAACTTTTATTGTATGGCTTGTTAAGTATTCAAGTATTTCTTTCATTTTTTCAAATTCTTTTAAATTAAGTTTTATTTCTACACCCATTTAAATCAACAACCTTTTCAATATTGGTACTATATGTTTCATAAAAGTTTCATTATCCTTGTAATTATAAGCAATGTCATCAATTTTATAACTTGAATATTTTTGTGCTTCATCATCCTGACTAAGCAAAAACATTGACTTGACAAGCATTGCTACATAATACTGTAAATCATTTGGAACTGTCCCATTTTCTCCAAAAATAAATCCTGAATTGTAGTTAAGAACAATTTTGTCTTTAAATGAAAATGAACATCCACAGTTACAGGAACAGAACATATCTGTAAACTCTATTTTCTTTGTCGTATTCATATAGTCGTCTTCTGATATTGCTTTATCATTTATAGTTATAGATTTTATTTCATTCATTGGAGGATAGGCAACCCATAATCTACTGATATTTATTTTCTTTTGGATTATTTCTTTCCTATCCTGTTTTTCCAAATCATAACCAATATAACTTTCAATCATATCAGACGCTGCTTTTATAAGAGTTTCGATGAAGCCAGACTGTTCCTGCTCCACCGTTACTCCTGTTAATTTTTCATATTGTCCTAATGTAATTATTGCTTTCATTAGTTTTCTCCTATGCTTTCTTTATTGGCACAAAGGCTTCAGGCAACATCACATTTCCACCAACCATTGTTTCAAAGTAATATCCTGTAAATCCTTTATTTGTAATATTGTCAGCAATCTTGATATTATAATTTGTATGTGTTACACCTAAATATTTTGATAAATCAGCAATTAATACAACTACATCTCCAGTATTTGCAGTATCGAATACTGGTAAAGTATCATCATAAATAATTGGCAAATTCCCTAATCTATCTTGTTTTGCTTCTCCGTATGCCTCTAAAAATAAAGGTCTTCCTGTTGTATCTTTCAACAAGAAAAAGTTTGGTGCTGATTCTCTATTCATTACAATTACGGCCCTGTCAGCATATTCTTGTTTTAATTTATATTTTGCTTTTGCTATTGTGTCATAATCTCCATTAGCTCCTGTAAAAGTCAATGCCCTTGCCGTTACATTTGAATCTATCAATATTCCAAATGGCTCTCCAGTTCCTGTTCCAAACATTATTTTTTCAGAAATCTTTTTAGTAAAGTTCTCAGCAACTCTTTCTAATACCAATGCCACAAATCCAACTACATCTGTTGCGATTAATTTATTTGAGAAAATTGGCAAAGCATAGATTTGGTGTAATTCTAATTCAACATTATCCAAAAGATTGATATTAGTTTCAGTTCTGTTTGCTGTTTCTCCAATAAATTTAACTTCCGTAGTTCCTATTGTTTCTCTAGGTACTTTTATAGAATATTCAGACATTGACATTTTAGAAACGTATGCCCATATATTTTTAACATCTTGAGCTCTTCTTAAAATTGTTCTGCTTAATTGTTGCAATACTGCTGGAGCTACTCCACTTGTTGTAGTATTTGTTGCTTTTTCAATTTCCAAGTAATCTAAAAAAGTTTTAACTGTGCCTTTGGAATCCGTATTAACCGACTTCATAAATCCTACAATTTCTTTTTCCAAGTCCGCTTCTGTCAATTCTTTTTCAGTTTCCTTTATTGATTTGAACTCTCTAGCAAATTCATTTAATTTGTCCTCAATTGATTTTTCAAATCCCTCTTTGTAATCTTCCAATGATTTTTCAAAATCCTCTTTAACAGTTTCAAGCTGCTTTTTTACCTCAGCACTTATATTTTCTTTTTTCAAAGTTTCATTAATCACATCTATTTGTTTCTGCACATTTTTTTCATATTCTCCAAAAAGTTTCATTAATTCTTCTCTATCCATATTTTCCTCCTTAAAATTTTTAAATGTTGATACACTACTTCCTGGTACTGCTCCTTTGATAACCATTGAGCCTTCCCAAACTTCAAATTCTTTTATAAGATATGCTCTAACCTGTCCTTTTTCAGTTTCAACATATCCCATTTCGCCTTTTAGAATTCTACCACCGACTGACATATCATATTTTGCACCTAATTTCATAAGTGAATATATTTTTGCAGCCTCTTTATTAAGATAATTTCCATTATCATCTTTTTCTAAATCCAGTTTAGCTCTAAATTTTAAATCTCCATTTTCAGCCCATAACTCCATTACTCCCAATTCACTGTCTTTTTTGTGCTGATGTAATAGAAAGGCTGTTTTTGAATTATCTTTTGTCTTAAAATTATTAATGGATTCTTCCAAAAAGAAATCTCCGTAACTATCCAAAACTTTTCCTTTTGTGAGTATTCCTTCAATAATTCCTTTTTCCATATCAGACTTTTCTATAATTGTTCCAACATCCTTTTGGAATATCCCTTTTGGCATTATTACCTCCTATACTTTAAATTTATATGTTGTTATACAATAACAATTTATAACCTCTTTAGCCTTGGCACCACTTTCGTGAGCATACATCAAATCATTTGAAAAAGGTTTGTCAATAGGCTTTTCCTCCCCATCCATTGCCAAATGATTTTCCCTGTGATGTTTCCCACCACCTACGTGTATCCAAACCTTAGTATTTACCAAAGTTTCCTTTGCCAATTCGTGCATAGAGTAGCCACTTGCTTTTGCTGTTTCAGTCCTTGCTATTGTCAAACTTCTATCTTTAGTCATTCCTTTTACATTGTCCTTAACCTCCTTAGCTATAGCCTTAGCATTCAAGCCTTCCGCCTGTCGCTCAGTTATTATTTTATTTATTTTATTTTTTGTTACTTCATCAATTTTAGTTACTGTTTCAGCAGCCTTTTTTTTATTAAAATCATTCAATCTTTTGTCTACAATATCATTGAAATTTGGTACTTTTTTACTTAGCCCATACATTTCATCTACTGCATTTATTGACTCTTCAGTTGCTCGTTTATGAGTTTCAATTAATATTTTTCCAATATTTTTTTTGAAAGTTTTAAAATCAATTGTTATTGTTTCCACATTTGCTTCAACACTATCAGCCAAATCATTAAAAGCTAAATCTGTTTTATTCTTGATATACTTAGTTACTCGTCCTCTAACAGTTCTCAATGCTTTTGCCTGTCTTAGCATTTCTTTTTTATTCACTTTCTTAGCCATTTCCTATAAATCCTCCGTACTTGAATTATTGTCAATTGGTTCTTTTTCTCCATTTATAACTTCATCAAAAGTTACTGGCATACCTTTTATTAAAATAACATTACCATTTGGAATAGAATCCAAATCCAATTTTTCCCTTTTTTCATTAACGGTGTGAATTTCAGAAGCATTTAAAGTATTTATCAATTCTAATTTGTTATCTTTTAAAACTTCAATATCTTCAGTAATAAAGTCAATTCTTTCAGAATTTTTAAAATCATTTGAAAACAACCGATTTATAGTAGCTTTTATTTGTTTACAGGCTGGAATAATATTTTCCGTATAAAGTGCTTCTTTTGCTTCTTTCATATTATTGTATTTTGCATTATCCTTACCACCTATAAGCAAATCAGGAACATTTAAAACATTTGATGTTATATTCCTTATTTCAACTAAAGCATTCATATAATCAAAATCAGTTGGTGCAAAATCCAACATTTGTATTTTTGAATTTTCATCAAATCCAGTTAATACTATTGGTTTTCCTATTCCGTCAGAGCCACTACTTTCCATTATTCTATCCTGAACCTTTTCAACAGTTTCTCCTGTTGCCAGCTGATCTAACAATATTAAAAATTGTCTTTTTCCACTATTTTTTAATATACTGTTATTCCAACGACTTATAAGACAAAAATAATCGTGTAACAATACTAATGATGTTATACGGTTTAATCCTCTTTTTTTGCTGTATAGATTTGGTATTCGTTTATAGGCAAAGTTTTCCAAATCTTTTCCAGAGTATTTTATTCCATTTATTTCTATGCTTTTTATTCCAAGTAAAATATTGTCATAAAATTCTATTATGTACTCGCTAGGAGCATATACCCATAAATCATATTTGTTGAAAAGTTTTTGCTTATGGATTAAAAACTCTCCATAAATAGTCCAATACAAATAACAATAATATAAAAAGTCATTCGTATCCATTGTAATGTTGGGACTTGTCAAACTTCTATAAACTATATTTTCTTTCTTTTCCTGTTTTTCCTTTTTTTCCCCCTCAAATACGCTCCAGTCTATTGCATAAAATCCTTGTTGCATTTTGTCTAATGCTGAACTTATAAATGGATTTTCTGGCAATTGCGTTAATAATTTGTTGATGTTAATATTGTAGGGACTAAGATTGAATGATTTATAATATTGAAGAAAATCATTAAAATCAAATGATTTATTTACATTTCTCTTAAAAACTTTTTTAAAAAAACCAAACATTTTTCACCTCCTACAATTTATTTCTGTATCTGCTTTTCAAATCTCGCTGTTTATATCTGGACAAAGCATAATCCAATGCGTCTTTAGTATGCGGGTCAAAGTTAAACATTTTCTTTTTATCCCCTATAATTGCCACACCATTTTCATCTTTTTTATATTTTAAATTTTTTAATTCCCTATAAGTATTTAAACACCTATCAGCAATCACAATTTCATTAAAGGATTGAAGTTTACCAATACGTCCTAACACATTACCAACCATTTTATCCGCTTTTTTCATCAATATTCCATTCATCTTAAATTCTTGAATTGTTTTTGGTTCTGCATAATCAGCAAATATTATTATCCCTTCTTCAGCAATATCATACAAAAAATCTTCCTGTAATATCTGAGCATTTGTCATTCCTTTGTTATAAAATTCATCATAAACATAAAGGATATTATTATCATAATCAATGGCCGCTCTTATTACAGCTGTGTATGAAATTTCAAATCCAAAATCCATTCCAGCAATATGCCATTCAATTCCTAATCGTGCAACTTGTTCGTCAACATATTCATTACTTGCTTTTTCTATATTGTTATAGACGAAATCTCCGTGATAACCAAATCTCCCTTTTTGTGCAATTTCTACTAAATATGGGTCTTTTTCCATATTAAGTTCTGCAATCGCACTTTTAGGAAGAAATTTGTTTTCCTTATAAGTCGAATGATTAACATAAATTCTTTGAATATATCCTGTTTCAGAATCCTTTATTTTTTTTATAAATTCCTTTTTCTCATATAATGTTTCCTCAGATACTTTCAAATATTCTGTTAAAAACCAATATGTCCAGTTAATAGAACTGTCAGGCTCTGCTGGATTTGTACTTATATACATATTCATTTTTATATTTGGCGTTCTAAGTCTATATCTTAATTGCTTAAAATCATTCCTGTTGCATTGATTTGCCTCTTCTATCCATATATCTGTAATACCTTTTATTGATTTTAAACGTCCAACTTCATCTAATCCCCTGAAAATAAATTTAGTTCCTGTTATTTTATTTTCTATTTCTAGCCGTCCTGTTTTAATAATAAAATAATCATTCAATTCAAGTTCATTTATAACATCGACTAAATCAGCAAATACACTATCTCTTATATCTCTATATACTTTTCTTATTCCTAATATTCTTCTTTTCTCTCTAAAGCTATTAATAATAAGTCTGGTTGCTACATTGTAACTTTTACCACTTCCATAACTACCAATAAGAAAATAAATATCCGCTGTGCTTTCTGTTATAAATCTTTTAAAATGATTATTAATATCTAACTCAACTTTCATTATTACTCCAGAATTATAAATTTTTGATGTGGATGCAATTCCTTGAAATGATTTATTAAAGGATTGTCATTTATAAAATAATTCCTATCTAC